CAGATAATTCAGTAATACCCAACAACTGCTCAATCATATCACGTTGATCATTATTCTTCATTGACAAGAAAGGTTCGGTATATGTGTTTAGTGCAATCAAGTGCTTAAACATATTATGTGGAAAGCCGATTATCTTTTCTATTTCTTTTTGTGTTTCTCTGCTGTCGCCTTGCTGTTCTTCTGAAAAAGCATCTTGTCCATTTACAAGCAACCTTAAAACATTTGGTCTTCTACCACGTTCTATTCTGTATTCTATTCCTTCTATTTCGAAATCAACAGTAGTCATCATGCCCTTACCGTTTGTTTTATTAATAAGGTTATCACGTCTAATGTTTGTTAGTGCTTCACCATATAAGGCATAACTAAGAGCATTAATGATTGTAGTTTTACCTGTGCCGTTCCTACTACCATCTCCTCCCATATCCAGATTATGACCTAATACAAGAGTAAGTTGGCAGTTATCAAAATTTACTGCCTGTGTGTTGTTGCCAACACTCATAAAATTCTTTGCTGAAACGTTCTTAATTTTTAGCATGTCTATCCTTTAATAATTCTTGCTTGGCTTTTTCGGCATTGCCCCATCCTTCTATCGTCACCCATTTGCCATCGTCTAGATCTTTGTAATACTTAAAGAAATGTTCAATTTGATTCTTAAGTGTTGTTTCTACATCATCAATGCATCTAATATGTCTGTACGCCTCTGATAAATTATCTGTAGGAACTGCTAATATTTTAGAGTCTTTGCCTGCTTCGTCTGTCATTAATAATACACCAACGGGCCTAACAGTAATAACACTATGAGGTATTAGTGGATACGGTGTTATAACTAATACATCAGTAGGGTCACCGTCTTCTGCTAATGTATCTGGCACAAATCCATAGTTACAAGGATAAAACATAGGAGACGATAAAAATCTATCTACAAACATTGCTCCAGACTCTTTATCCATCTCATACTTTACAGGAGATGAATTCGCTGGTATCTCAATGATAACATTTACTTCATCTGGTAAGTTACCTGCTGATATGTTTTTAATTTGTAACATTATATTTCTAAACTATTATAAATTTCCACTAATACAGTTTTATCTACAGTATTACTTTCTATTGTGTCTAATTGTGCAAGTACAATTTGATCTACACTTTCAAAACTTATTTCACCGCCTTCATATTCCTCTTCTTCTTTTATAGGAATAAGTTGTAGTTCTCTAACTTTATACTGTTCAGCCATTTTCTCTCTTATGAAGTTTGCTTCTTCATACGAAATACTAATGTCTAATTTCACTCTTGCATAAGTGTATTGGTCTAATAAGTTTGCATGGTCGTCTAATAATTGTTTAAGTGTAAACACTTTATACTTAGGACATTCTGCCCAATTAACATACAAAGGTTCTTCTCCCCATGTTAAGAACATGGCGCCTCTTTCGTTATCATCTACATCTGCGTAATTATGTGGGAAAGCATTACCTATATAATGTATATTATTTTTAAACTGTCTTTTATGAAAATGCCCACTAAACACATACTCTGGCCCACTTAACATTTTATCGTTAATGCCACCATGGTCTGGCATTTCTACCATCGCATTCATTTTAAAGTATGGTAATTCAAAATGGCCAAACATGTATTTGCATTCCATTTTTTGTACTTGTTTGAATTCATCACCAACAAGCCAAGGAATAATCGCTACATCATCTTGTAAGAAATGTTCATCCACCATTACAAAGTTAGACAAGTCTCTGGCATACTCGATGCTGTTCAACTCCCTTTTATCTTTGTAATATAAGTCGTGGTTGCCTGTTATAAAGTAAACAGTTTCAAATGCATCATTTAATTTTTTAAAGTCTTGAATAGATGCATTCATTGTTGCAACACTAATACTTGCTCTGTGATGATTCCAATCGCCGAGGAATATACAAGTTTCTGCATTTCTGGCTTTTGCTTCTGCAATAAACCAGTCCACAAACCTGTGACAATCTTCTATATGTAAACGACTATTCTGCTTTAATCCGTAATGAATATCCGTAAAGCAGGCCGCTGTCTTAAACAGTTGCGCCATAAATTAGTCTTGTGTATCTTCTTGTTCTACGGCCTCTCTGAGGACACGCATTTCTTCTTCATGTTGGATTTGTCTACCGTAACTTGGTAAATGTCCACTGTCGATTAGAATATCATCTCTAATCATCTGATTTCTTTTCTCTAAATTTAAAATTCTTGTAAAACTATTATTAACTGCGGCAGTATAATATGCAAACGGATTATCTGATTTTGCTTCATTAAATTGTAATCCAATTTGCGATAATTGAACTAATGCCTGACCTCTCATTTCGTCAACATAAGTATATCCTCTCCAGTTTGATCTGTGTGAATAACGTTCAACTAGTTTTAGGAACATAGTTCCCAATTTGTTTGTAATCCTTCCATGATCTACAGAGAACTCACCATTACTTAAACTACCTTGCCAATGACTTCTTGCAACTTCTTTTAATTCACCGCCTATGTAAGCATAATGTTTAAAGGGAGGAAAGTTTACTTTTGCTTTTGTTTCTGATTCGTTTCTAGGATTCTTTTTTCTACCAGGTTGTTCAGGTATATGATCCATGTCCATAACTCTAAAAACTAAATCTTCTTGATCTATACTTTTAGGATCTATTGCAAATTCTTTTTGTTTAGGTTTATTCTTGTAATCTTTAGGGTCATGTAATGCCATTGCGGCTTGGTACCCTGCTGATTGTATTTGTGCCGCTCTGTTTTCTCTTGCAACTTTTATACTGTTTCTATTGATTTTTTTAACATCTTCTAAAATTACATCAAAATCTGCATATTTTTCATCTGCTACATAACAGTAAGTCATCTTACTTTTGTGTATTTCTTTTAGAATGTCTTTGTTGTTAAGATAATTAACCTTTTTAGGCTGTGCCATTATAACTCTCCTCAAAATTATCGTTCATTTATATTGTGTTATTATACACAGTTCCTGTGCATTGTCAATAAGTATTTATAGAAACTGGCAAATTAAAACTTGTTTTAATGAATACGATAAATAGTTACATACAAGGAGATTTAATGCCAAGCGGAAAAGATTACTTAAAAGGATTAATAGGCGGTGTAGGTAATAACCTATTAGGCAAAATACCGGGCGGAACAACAGTTACAGGTGCAATATTAGGCGGATTGTCTGATGCAGATTTTTATTCATTCTTTTATGATGGTAATGCCGGTCCTAGTAGGAATCCAGGTAGTAATTTGCTTTTTGGTGCTAGGCAATTAAGTGAGCAACAATTAAAACAACAGTTGGGCCAGCAAAGTAATCAGGCCGCAAGTTCAACAGCAATTAATCCAAGTGAAGGACAAGGATTTATATCAAACTTTGATTGGAGAGCAAGACTAAGACCAAAGGCCGGAGGTGCTAAAAGATTTTACGGAGAAGACAAAAACTCTGTTATGCAACCTATTAAGTCATCAGGCGGTTTAGTTTGGCAGTACACTCCACAAATTTATGTATCAGCATCTGCAGAATATGATCAACAACAGATGCAGGGAATGAATTATCCTATTAATACATATCAAATGTCAATACCACCTAGATTAACAGTAGTATCGACATTCTCAGTTAATAATATAGACGAGGGCAGGTATTTTGTGGGATTGATGCAATTTGCCAGAGTAGTAACTAAATCTTTTTATGGTGATCAATCGGTTGCTAACGGAACATTTGGTACCCCGCCTCCTGTAATGTTATTTGAATATTTAGGAGATCACGGATTTAACAAAGTTCCTGTAGTTGTATTGTCTTATTCAATTGAACTACCGCCCGATGTTGATTATGTTCCTGTAGAAATAAAAGTAGGTAACGAAAATACTACAACGTATGTACCAACAACTTCCACAGTTACTTTTGATTTATACCCAAGTTACACACCACATAAATTGCGTAAAAACTTTAATCTCGATACATTGAGAAATGGCAAAGCATACAAGGACGGATATATTTAATGGCAGATTTTCATAGAAGTGATAGTTTTTTAAGAAATGCAGGAACATTTGAAGGATTTCTGGATATAAATACCTTACCTAAAATACCAACAGATTCTTACGAAATAGATTTTAAAATCAAAGATGCACATGTAGGTAGACCGGATATTTTAGCAAATGAATTATATGGTACTCCCAGACTATGGTGGGTATTCGCACTTAAGAATCCTGATATAATTAAAGACCCTCTCAATGATTTCAAAGCAGGAGTTGTAATAAAAATACCATCGCCGGAAACAGTCAAAAATATGATGGGCTAAAAATGGCAGGAACAAACACAACTAAAAACGGATACCTAGGTGATATACCAACTAATCCCTTAGATAATTTTGATAATGTTACATATAACATAAAGTTATATATGATACCGCCTGTAGAAGATCAAACAGAAGTTAGAAGCGATGATACCGAAGGAGAACCAAGAACAACCACAGGAGGAGAAGTTACATCTAAGGGCGGATTCTTAAATGGCGCCTATTCGGCTAAACCGGAAAATACTGTAGTACTAGCACAAACAGGCGTAACCGGAACACTTATAGATGATGTTGAAATAATGTCAGTTCCTAGTGGCACTGGTGGCAAAATTACAAAAACTATTGATTGCACTATAAAACAACCAGGTGCGGCTAACTTTTTCGATATGATAGTATTAGGTAGACGTAGACTGGGTATACCAGCCGATTCTGCCAGAGGTGTAGACGGAGCACCCTTCTTTTTTGAAATTAATTTTCAAGGGTACGAAGATGATATAAATGATCACGATAACGGTGGGCAAATTAAGGACATAGCAGGACCTTACAGGTTCAAGGTACTTTTAAAAACAGCAACTTTTGAACTTAATAGTACTGGTACCTCATACGATTTAACATTTGCTGTAGCAGATGAAATTGCATATACCGATGCAAATTATAAAATTCCAACAACAATGACCACAATAGGTGAAACAATAGATGAGCATATAGATAGTTTAGTTACACAATGGAACCACTATATAAAAAGAACATCTGCAGAATCAAAAGATACTATAGATGAAATAGTATTTAAGAAGGAAAATATAACAGGTTCTGGCCAAACAATTATTAAAGATCAGACATTACAAAGAGAATCCGATTCAACATCCATTGCAAATTCAGATATAGATAATAGTGGAACATCAAGATCAGATACTCAACAAACAGAAGAAGGTACCGATTATAGTGGGGAAACACCCGAAACAAACAAAATAAAAATTGAAGTTACTAGAGGTGAACCTGTTGATGCTTATATTGGTAAACTACTAGCAAGAAATAAAGACTATACAAGCAGTATTACAAGATCACAAATTGACCAAAGCGGAAAATTTAAATATGATGCAACTAAAACTTATATTAATGATTTTAAAATAAACGCAACTGTACAACAATTAGAATACGATAACAAAAGAGGAGGGTATAATAAAAGAATACAATTCGAACCAGGCGTGTTTACATCTGCATCAGGAAAACAAATTGCTACAGTCGAAGAACTAGCACCAGAAGAACAAGAAATTAGACGTAGGATAAACAGTATGGAAATAACAAGAGCATACGAATATATCCTTACTGGTAGAAACGATCAAATATTAAATGTTGATATAAAATATGATTTTGGTATAAACTTTTTAATACCACCTGGAGGCAATGCACAGTTTGGTAATGCACTATTAAATAATATTGGAAATTTTAATATAGATCCTACAAAATTAGGTGATCCATTGGGTGCTAGAGGTTTAGCAGAATTGGCCGGAAAACTAAACGATGTTAAAAAGTTTTTAAAGATGTTCAAAGCGGCAAAAGACGGAAGTATCAGAGATCTTGCAAGAGCGGCCGGATATGACGATGCAAAAATAAAAGAAGTACTTGCAGATAAGGCAGGTGCGGCGGCTACTGATCTTATAAACAGATTGTCTAGTAGACAAATAAATGAAGCCGTTATAAAAAAATTAACTCCTAAAGGTGCTAGAAGTCAGTCTGGTACAGAAACAGAAAGTGATAGACAAAGGCTTATTAACGACAGTTTAGATGAAGAATATACTCCTACTGCAAGTGGTTATGTATATGGAGGAGATTTACTACAAACAAATTCATATCAGTATTTAGATCCAGGTGATATCGATAGTGCAGAAGTTCGAGATGCAAAAAACAAAGAAAACTCCGAAAATAGCGGAACCGGTACGTTGAGACCCGGAGTAGACGAGGCTATAGTTAGTGATTCCAGTGCATCAGGTGGACCCTTAACAACACAACAAAATTTATTTGGATACATGTACGGACAAAAAAATACTGCTGACATGTTACTTGTTTTGGACATGGTGGTAAGAGGAGACCCATGGTATTTAGGACAACCAGATAGATCAGGCGGGATAAATTATGATAAGGTACCTGCTATTAAAGATGAAAGGTCTAATGCAGACGGCATTAATACATATGGCGGAGATAACTTTATTTTATTTGAGCTAAGGCAACCTATGTATTTTGATCCTTTTATAGAAGATGAAGATTTAAATCAAGGTTTATATCCAACAGGTAAACAAAATTATTTCATTACTGGGATATACAGAGTATTAGAAATAGTAAATAGTTTTAGCGGCGGTAGATTTACGGTAAATTTGCGTACATCAAAAGAATTAACATTGGATCTATCTAAAATAAAAAATAAAGATGATTTATCGTTAGATGATATTAGATCCGAATTTGAAGCGACTATAAGAGTTAAAGCGGCCATGGAAGCACAGGGCCATAATTCGGAAGATGATAAAATCAGATTTAACGATCCGGACTATACTAAAAGTGTTTTAGATTTCGGATCAGGTTTGACTATAGAAGAATTAACAAGTACTGGTTTGATAACCTCAGAACAAAGACAAATATATGAGGACAAATATGGAGGATAAAGATGCCTAAATGGTTTTATGTTTTAGATTCCATGAAAGCCACATATAGCAATCCGTTTGCTCAGAGGAACTCCACCGAAAGATTCTGGGGTATCTACATTGGTGTTGTAGACTTTAATAAAGATGCTAGTAGAACCGGTAAAGTTTCTGTAAACATACCTGAACTTAACAAAGATCCCACAGAAAAAAACTTGTTTGAGTGTATGTATACATCACAGTTTTACGGTGCATCAAATCCTAATTTAGTAAGAGATGATGATATTACATTGGATGAAAATTCTTTACATTCTTACGGCATGTGGACGCCACCGCCTGATGTAGGAAATACTGTTTTAGTAGCATTTGGAGATGGTCTTCTATCTAAACCTTTTATAGTAGGCCACACGATGCCAATACCTTTTAACAATGCGGTACCAGGTATTGCCGGTGGTCCAAGTTTTCAAGGCGGGCCGTTTAATACGCCCACAGTAGAAAAAAATAATTACGATACAGATACAAGAAACAATCTTAAATTAAGACCAATATATCACGATTTTGCAGAAACTATAACAAAACAAGGACTTATAAACGATCCACTAAGAGGAGCAACATCCAGTAGTGCAAGAAGAGAAACACCAAGTGAAGTTTTAGGTATATTAACAAAAGGACCAAGAGACGAAAAAGGAAATTCTATAGGACCGGGTCATCAATTTATAATGGATGACAATCAAACTAATTCCAATATTAGATTGAGAACGGGTGGCGGCAATCAGATATTATTAGATGATACAACCGGGTGTATATATGTTATTAATAAAAATGGTACAGCATGGTTTGAACTAGATAAGGACGGTAACATTAATATCTTTGGCGAAGGCAGTATGAGTCTTAGGGCAAAAGGAGATTTTAATTTACGAGCAGATAAAAATATTAATTTAGAAGCAGGTAATGATATCAATATGAAAGCCACTGGCGATAATGATGCAGGAGGTTACAAAGGAATATCAGGTAAATTGGGTGCCTTGGGTGTTCCACCTTTAGGAACAGGAGGAAATTTAAGATTTCATTCAGCCGCTGATACATCCATACATGCAAATTTAAATACACAAATAACTGCCAATGCAGGAGACATGCAACTTAACTCTGCAGGTAGATTAACATTAACAAGTACAATAGGTGCGGCGATACAATCACAGGGATTTACTACAGTACAAGCCGCAGGTAAAGTTGACGTCCTGGCCGGTGGCGCCGCAACAGTTTCTGCAGGTGGCGTAACAAACATTTTTGGTGCAAGTATTGGATTAAATAATCCTGGTGTTGTTCCAACACCTGATCTTATTCCGGCTGTACCGGCACCTCAACTAGGCGGCACCGAAAAACCCGATCAATCATCTGCTCAACCAGAATACGACAGAGAGTCTGAGAACCCAATATTAAATGGTGGCCAACGACCTGAAAAGGGACCTTCAATAAATACTATTGTAGGCAAATTAATCACAGCAGAACCTTATATAGGTCATGGTCAGTATGATCCTAGCTCAGAAGATCCTTCCAGTATAGTAGAAGACGAGACTGTAGAGAATGAAACATTAGAAAACCAAGTGGACCCAACAGACGACACACCAGCAGATGCTGACACTCCTGAAGGGACAAAAATAGGTAAAGGATTTGCAGAAGCAAAAGATAAATTCGGAGAGGTTAAATCAGTTTACGATGAATATAATGCAACACTAAGTAATTTTATGTCATTAAAAGATGTTAATTTAGCAAGTTTGGAAGGTATCACTAAAGTAGCAGAAACATTAGGCATTGCTATTCCTCCTTATAGGATTCCAACAACCAATTCTATAATGCAAAAAATTATAGGACAAAGTAAAATATTAACAGATTTAGAAGCCAAACTGAAACAATTTTCTTTAGATGGATTAGGATTACCTCTTGATTTACAAGATACTGTTGTAAAAGGTATGAAGAGTGATATTGGCGGTGTCATCAATGATGTAACAGGCGGTAAAGCAGACGAATTTAAAAACGCAGTAAAATCTAAAATTCAGGGCGGTGGATAATGGCAGATAATATATTTGACACAGTAGTTGAAAGACTAGAAAGTAAAGGTATAGACGTATACATAGACGGGCCTACCATAATTTATATTCACAAAAAAACAGGCACTAAACTTGTAGAATTTATAGATGGATTAGGTCCTACAGGGCAAAGATTGGCATTAGAAGCAAACTTAAAGAAAGCAATTAAAGACATACAAAATTTAGTAAATGTGCCACTAAACCAAAACCAGATTGGCGCTCTAGCAAGTTTTGTATCTCACATAGGTGTAGATAATTTTGCAAAAAGTAAAGTATTAAGAGCATTAAACGAAAGACGATATGAAGCAGTACCAAAACTTATGCAGGCATTCAGGGTAGGTAGAGTAGGTAAAAATCCTAGAGCCACCGTGAGAGCAGATTATGTTTCAAGAAGAAAATATGAAGCAGAACTATTTGCAACTCCTGAGCATTTAAACTGGCAAGTAGAATTGGATGATGTTGAGGCGACTTTATATCCTGCTCAAAGAAGTTTAAATTTTGCGGAATTACGGGCAATTCTAAGACTTGCTAAAAAACGTGCCTACAATAAATTAGGAATTTTCTTTTAAGCAGTCTTCAGTATTTCTTTTTTAAGATCAGCATTTTCAACAAGCAATCTATATTTTTGTTCTTGCTCTTCTGCAACTGCTTTTTCCAACAATTTAATATGAGCTCTTAAATTGTTATTCTCATTGTTTTTTTCAACGAGCATAATTCTTAATTCTTCTTCAAGTGTTTTATTCAACGTATTAGTATCTGCCATATTATTTCTCAAAAATTATATCCTGTAGTATTTGTGTTACATCGTTATTTAACAGAACACCACTATGCCCTGCTTCTATATAGATATTTTCGGTTTTTTTAAATTTAGGTGGTGTTGCAGATTGACTGGATACCGATATCATTCCGTCATTTGCATGGCCTCCTAAACCTGCTAATGGATTAGCACCTCCCGTGCAGACAATATTTGTGTGTTTTCCAGTAAAAGTTTTTTCCTGTAATAAACGCAATACGTCAGCACCAGGTTTGGTATTGTCAAACACTTTTCTATTTCTAAAAATCATAGATAGTATTCTTGCTACTGGTGTACCCTGCCAAGGAGTTGCTATTGTAATTAAATGATCTACTTTATTTGGATATACACTTGCATACCAACTTGCTAGTAATCCGCCGAAACTATGCCCAACTAATACTACCTTTTGTTTGCCCCATTCTCTTTCTTTTTGCATTCTCACATGTTCAACTAAATCGTAAGGATCTTGTTCCATATCGTATGCAGGTGCAAAGAATGGATGTTCTGGCATCTTTAATGTATAATAATTAAAGTTGTCAGGGTCTGCATTTGCCCCATGTAAATAGATCACATTTTTCATGTCGTTAGTCTAACATCTTAATTTAAAATGTCAAGTGTTTATTAAAACTATATTTAACTATTATGATAAATACTTACATGGCAACATTGTTCAAAGGTTTCAGTACAGTAGATAAAAATAGGGCACCTTATACCCTTACCGATACAAATCTTATAAAAAGAGATTTGCTAAATCACTTCTATACCAAAAGAGGTGAACGAGTCATGAGGCCTAATTTTGGTAGCATAATTTGGGACATGTTAATGGAACCAGAAACACCAACATTACAAGAAGATATAAAAGATGATATAAAAAGAATTGTTGATTTAGATCCCAGAGTAGAACTAGAAAACATAATTTTATACATAACTGATCAAAGCATACGAGCAGAAGTTGTAATAAAATATTATAACATAGATCAAGCAGAAACTTTATTTTTAGAGTACAATAGAAGAAATGCAGAGGAATATTAATGGCATTAGTAAATAGACAGAATAATTTATTTGCGGCAGAAGACTGGAAAGTTGCATATAAGGCCTTTAGTGAAGTAGACTTCCAAGCATACGATTTCGACACTATGAGAACCAGTCTCGTAGAATATGTCAGAACGAACTTTCCAGAAAACTTTAACGATTATATTGAAAGTTCTGAATTCATTGCAATTATAGAATTATTGGCATTCTTAAGTACAAGTTTAGCATTTAGAATGGATGTTAATACTAGAGAAAATTTTCTAGAAACTGCAGAAAGAAGAGACTCTGTTTTCAAACTTGCAAGAATGCTGGGTTACAATCCCAAGAGAAATATTCCAGCAAGTGGTCTTATGAAAATTACTGCTGTTAGAACAAATGAGCCCTTAACAGATAGCCAAGGAAATCAATTATCTAATCAAAATATTTTTTGGGACGATGCTAACAATCCAGACAGTTACGAACAATTTATAACAGTACTAAATGCATCTATGGGATCTACAAATAGATTCTCAGCACCAGTTAAATCAGGTAAAGTTGCAGGAATAAACACAGAACAATATGAAATTAGTACACCTATAACGTCTCCTATTGCTCATGCATTTACAATAAATGTAAACGGCATAACTAGAAATTTTGAAATAACAAATGGAGATTTCTTTGACAACCAATATTTTTATGAAAAACAACCTGACCCAACAAATAACTTTGGTCTGTTCTATCGAAACGATGGATTAGGATTATCCAGTAACAACACAGGTTTCTTTTTGTTATTTAAACAAGGACAATTGGCATTTGAAGACTTTAATTATGAAGTACCATTGCAAAATAGATTGCAGGATATAATTAAAAAGAATATTAATGAAACTGATGTTTATGTTCAGGAAGTCAATACACAGGGTGTTGTACAAAATCAATGGACAAAGATACCAAATACTGTTGGACAGACTTTAAATTATAACAGCAAGGCACTTAATACAAGAAATTTATATGCTGTAGAAAATTTAAACAATGACGGCATTAGAATTAAATTCCCTGATGGAAACTTTGGAAATGTGCCTAGTGGTATTTTTAGAGTATGGCATAGAACAAGTGATGGTGAAGTATTTTCTATACATCCTGATGATGCTAAAAGTCTAAATGTTTCTATACCATATGTAAATCAAACTGGTGAAGCATATTCACTAACACTTACATTTGGTTTAGAATCCACAGTAAACAATAGTTTACCCGCAGAAAGTTTACAGAATATAAAACAGAGAGCACCGCAAACATTCTATACACAAAATAGAATGGTGTCAGCACAAGATTACAATGTGTTTCCTTTAAGCCAAACAACAAATATCTTAAAACTTAAAGCAACAAATAGAACACATGCAGGACATAGTAGGTATATAGACATAAATGATCCTACTGGAACATTTCAAAGTGTTGAAACATACACAGAAGATGGATATCTTTACAAAGACAATGATCCTATAACAAAGGAATTAACTGTAAGTGATAACAATACGCCTGCAGAAGTTGTAGATAATACTATTGTAAACTACTTAAAAGAACAAAGATTAAACAATGTAATATATGACACATTAAGAGAAAAATGGAACAATTTCATACCAACTAAATTCCAAACAGATACTCTTAATATAAGATGGAAGCCTTTACCTGTAGCAACCGACAGCACAACAGGATATATGACTGAAACATTCAGTAGTGCAGATACTGTGGTTATGGTAAACAATACAGAATCAACCAGAGTATTTCAAGAAAATACTTTTGTTAAATTTGTAGATCCCACAAATATTGCAAACTACAAATGGGTAAGAATTACAGGTGTTCAAAACAATGGTGCATTGTCTAGTGGATTAAGCACAAGCATAGGACCGTGGACACTCAGTAATCGTGTTAATTCCGATTGGAGAGCTGATGAAGTAATTGCAAGTTTAAGAAAAACGTTTACAGCCGCTGAACAAGTACTGATAGAAAATGCCTTAAGCAATAAAAGTACATTTGGTTTAGGCTTTGATTTAACGGATCAATCTTATTATATTATTTCAAATGCAGACTTACTTAAAACAGGAAGTTTAGGTATTCAAAACGCAAAAGACACAACTTTATCAGGATTAGATAACAGTTGGTTAATGTTATTTGAATATACTCCTATTAACAATAGTAGTTACAAATATAATGTTTCTATAAGAGGTTTATCTTACGTTGTTCAAAGTGCAAACGATTTAAAATTTTATAATGTAAAATCTGTTAAAGTAACAGATAACACAACCCAAGCAGTTAAAGATAGCATAACATTTAATACACTAAATTATAAACCAGGTGTAACAGAAACATTTGTATGGGCAGATTCGAATGACGATAGTGTTGCTGATGCTTGGCAAAGTTTAGATAATTCAGCATATTATGATCCTAATGGTTTGAGAACAAATATTGCTTTAAGGACTAGAGATATAAAATGGTTTGATGTAAATGTTACATGGCAAAGCACATTTGGATTGATGAGAAATGACACAGTAACTGATGATCATACTCCTGCAAACATTTTGGCTTTAAATAGATTTGTAAATGCGGCAAACGTTTCTTTAAATCCGTATTTTGATGACGGTAATATATCAACAAACAATGTTACATTATCTAATAATGACGGGCGTATTTCAAAACTACCAAATAATTTAAACTTTACATTTGATAATACAACCTTTGGTTATGATATATTAGACGAGAACGGAAATATTACATATAAACAATATAACAATAATACCGGACTAACAGAAATATATCACGGTAATAGTACTATATTTACATATGGTATAGACGGATTGACAGGCAACGCAAGTGAAGTAGGAAGAATGTTCCTAACAAATGCGAATGCTTCAGCAGGTACAGGCACTCTAACGTATGATGAACTTGATGATAATTACCACTTATTTGCATCAGACACAACAGGTGCTATAAGCAGAGATAAAATTTTAGTTGAATACAAATCAGCAAAAGATAGATTAGATACAGATATTGTTTATGAAATTTCTGATGTATTTAAATATTCAGATGGATATACAGATAATAGAAAAGTAAAAGTCGCACCAATAGATTCAGACGGAGATTTAGTACCGGACAAGCCGTTCCAGTTTAATGAATTCGTATCAAGTACAGATCTTATAATATTTGAAAATTACACAGATTTTGACGGTTATGTATACGATCGTCCGGTAAGTGGTGTGATATTGGATTGGAGAGGAGAGACAGATTGGGACGACTCACAGGCAAACGGTAATCCTAGAACTATATCGCCTATAAGTTATTCTGATCCTGTAGAATGGGAAACAGTTAATTACATAATTGTTGATACTCTAGCATTAGCACAAAAATTTGAAAATTCTGGAGATCAATTTTTTGGAATTAAAATATATGTAGTTGAAAACGAAAAATTCTATATAATGACAAGAAGTAGTACTGACAAAGAGAATATAAGTTTAGTAGAAACTACAGATTATTTTGTAAA